TCACTCAACATGGCCACCCTCCTCGGAGGCGGCGGCCGACCGCGAGGCCTATGACGATCATCCCCGACGCGATGGACGAGAGCGCCGTCGACAAGCCGCTCCCCATCCCACGCCCGCTCCGCATCCCCGACGTGGAGCCAGCGCTCCAGGAGCGCCCTCCCGTCATCGTGGCACCTGCCGCCTACGAGATCATCCGCCGTGCCATCGAGAGCCTCCCGTGAGTCTGACAGCCATCCGCAACCGGCCACCGCCGAGACCATCCCCGGTGAGATCCCCGGTGAGCATTGCCGAGTCCGACGAGTCAGTGATGGACGGCTGGGACCTGGATACGGGCGACGACTTCTGCCCGGTGTGCGACGAGATGATGCGGTGCCGCACGCCGAGGTGGTGCGCCGCTCAGACGGCCGAGATCCTCGCGAGGTTCCGGTGAGCCGCTGGTCCGATCTCCGCCACGGCATCGCCCTCGACTTCGCCGCGGTCTCCCGCCTCGGAGTCATCCCGGCCCGCCTATGCATGTGCTGCGGCAACGCGACGTTGACCCCGGAGTCCCCCGATTGCGCGCTGTGTGCCGAGGACGACGAGCCTACTCGAAAGCGCTCTCGTCGTCCGTGAGCCCCCGACACTCGCAGCCCGTCCCTCCCTCCACACGCCAGCAGGCGCGCCCGAGCGGGACCTCCTTGGTGTACCGGCGCACCTTCGGGTCGGAGCCGTCGTAGTGCCAGCCAGGCTCGCTGGTTGAACGCCTCGCGTTCGGTCGCCCGGCGGACTTTCGGAAACTGGTCAAGCGCCTGATCACGGTCGGAACCCTGAATGATTCCGACTATATCGCCACCGTGGCGCGAGCAAAGAGCAAGACTCCGCTTGCGAATGCCGTCACGAGGCAGGTGGCCAGGGTCTTCATTGCCTACACCGAAGGTCGGCTTGCGCCGATCGCTCCAACACTCCCCGCGGTTCCGCTCGCCGAGGTGCACGGCTCACGCGTCGGCGAGACAACGACCGTTCGCGCCGAACTGGTCGCCTGGTGCAAACTCGCCGCGCGCTCCCTCGGCGTGACGATCCACCGAGTTCACGGCGCCATTCGTCGGCAGTACAAGGTCGCGAGCGCCTACCACCTGTCGCTCAACGTGTGGCCGATGGTGCGCGCCTTCCTCGAGTCTCTCGCAACGCAACGGCTCTTCTTGGATGCGCCGACTCGACCGGCGTTGCGGCTCATCGCAGGCGGCGCCCAGACGTCGATGCCGTGGGCTGTCGAAGTCGCCAATCGCTAGCCGTCGCGCCATCCCGCCCACCGAATCACCCTCAGCATCGCGCCGAGCGCGACACGGAATACTCATGTCCCGAGCCTCCAAGCGTCTCGCAGCCCAGACCCTCGCCCGCCCGTCGAAGAAGGCGAGCGACGTCAAGACTGCCGACAAGTTCCCGCTCGCCCAGATCCAGGCACTCGCCGCCCGCCCGAAGAACTCGCGCGCCCCGGTCGGCCTCTGGACTCTCGCCAACATCTTCGCCGCCCGCGACTGTCAGATGCGCGGGGACTTCGAGCGCGCGGCCCGCGTGGCCGAGGCAATGCGCACCTTCCCGCCGCTGCTCGTGGCCAGGAAGAACCGACTCGAAGCGCAAAAGGGCATCGCGGTCGCAGTCGAGCCCGCGGCCGACACGGGCCGAGGCCGAGCGATTGCCGCCGAGGGAGCGCCGCTGTTTGGCGAGGACGGACTCGCGATCTCCTCGGCAACGGCCGCGGACATCGAGGGGTGTCTCGTCGACCACGGTCTCGCCGTCGGATACAACACGTGGATCCCACGCGAGGACGGAACGCGCACGGACGTGCTCCACGTCATGTGGCCGATCGAGTTCATCCGCCGCGACCCGCTGACCGGCGGGCTGCTCGCTCGTCTCCACGACTGGAGCGAAGTCCCGGTCACGCACGGTGACGGGCGGTGGGTGGTGTACTCCAAGCACGAGGACCACCCGGAGCGGCAAGACGGCGCAGTGCTCGCAGCGTGCCTCGTGTGGGCGACAGGGGCCTACGCGTGGCGCGACTGGAGCAAGGGCTCGGTGGCGCACGGCAACGCGAAGGTCATCGGCGAACTTCCGGCCGGCGTGGCGTTGCAGACCGAAAGCGGAGGGATGACCGACGAGGCGAGCGCGATGGTCGAGCTCCTCCGGTCGGTGGCATACGACGACACCCCGATCGGGCTCAAGCCGGCGGGCTCGAAGCTCGACTACATGGTCAACTCCTCCACGGCCTGGCAGGTGTGGGAGAAACTCGGGCAGATGGCCGAGAAGGCGGCGGCCCGAATCTACCTCGGCACGGACGGCACCCTAGGCAGCCAAGGCGGCGCCCCCGGCGTCGACGTCGACGCGCTGTTCGGCGTGGCTCGCACGTACATCGAGGGCGACCTGCGGTGCATCGAACGGTGCTTCTACGCGGGCGTCATCGTGCCCTGGACGGCGATCAACTTCGGCGATTCTTCGATGGCGCCACACCGCGTGTACCAGATCCCGGACGTCGACCAGGACACGGCGACGGACGCGATGGCGAAGCGGCGTCAGGCGTTCTACGCCGACCTGGAGAAGCAGCGCGCGAACGGATTCCCGGTGACCCAGGAGACCGTCGACAAGCTGGCGGCGGAGTACCGGGTCACGGCGCCGTTGCTTGCTGCGCCGGTCGAGGTGGAGCCCGTGGAAGGTGAACCTATCGAGGTCGCTCCGGCCGTTGTGGCGGCGCCTACGCCGGACGATGTGGCGAGGGCCGAGAGCGCGTTCCAGAAGGCGATCAAGGAGGCGAAGGATAACGGGTTCGTCATCGACCAGCCGTGGGTGGACGAGGCGGCGAAACGCTACGGCGTGGTGGTGCCGAAGCTTCCGCCGAGCGCGGAGAAGGCACCGACGATCGCTCTCGCACCGACCGATGTCGTGGAGTGGATCAGCCCGAACGAAGTCCGGGCGGCGAGCGGCCTCGGGCCGATGCTCCAGGCGGACGGCACGCCGGACCCGGCCGGCAAGGTCCAGATCCGCATCATCCGGAAGAACGACAAGGCTGCGGAGGAAGCGGCCAAGGCGGCGGCGGAGATCGCGCAGACCGAGGCGGAGAAGGAGCCAGCGGTCGAGCCCGCCACGCCCGACGCTCCCGCGCCGGACCTCGCCACGCAAGCAGACGTGACGCAGGTGGCGGCCACCGCGCGAACGGCACACGCGCGAATCGACGGACTCGGCGAGACGATGCTGACGAAGGCGGAGGGCGATGCGCTCCGCAGCGAGGTGACGAGCCTGCGCGTCGCGCTTGCCCACCGGGACACCAACGTCGTGGACGAGTCGGTCCGCCGCGTCTTGGCCGAACTCGCCCGCACCCCCGGAGACCAGCAGGGCGAATGATGACTCCCTCGACAAAGGAGTGGCGCGAGGCCCGCGCCCAAGCCCTGCGGGTCATCATCCGGAAATACGCCGACATCGCGCACGAGGCGGACATGATCGTCGACGAGGCGATCGCTGAGTCCCTGCCTCGGTTCGAGCACGGGTCATTCGCGACGCTCGTGACAACGACGGCGGCACGCCGGGCGCTCAACCGACTCCGGGATCTCGCGACGGACCGAGAGGCGTACGACGTCCTGAGGAGCGAGGCGGAGGAGGCATTCGAGACGACATCACTGGAGCACGAGCGCGAGCCGGAAGCGTCGGCCCCTGTCGTCACGCTGGAGCAAACGAAGGCCGCCACCGTGGCCGAGTGCTGCCGTCGGCTAGCAAGAGCGATCGGGGCAGGGACGTCACTCGACCCGGCGCCGCCTCAGGACGCGACCCTGAAGTCGCTACACGACGCGGCCGAGCGAGCCGCGAAGATCGTCGCCCTCGTGGGCGACATGCCCGAGTTGGCAGTGGCGGTCCGACTGGACGACCTGAAGGCGCTCGCGAGCGTCACCGTCGAGTGGGAGCCGCAACGGCGCCGAACGCATCGGTACACGGACGAGCACGGGACCGAGCGCACCTACGGATCGACTTACGCCGAGTGCGCCGTCCTGGCGATCCTCGCGGGCAGTTGGCCGAGGGTGAGGGTCGGGGCACTGCCGTCAGAAGTGATTGACGATCGCGCCAGCGCGATACGTGTAGCCGCTCAAAGGGCAATCCGAACAACCGCGTAAGTCTGTTCGGAAACGTTTTGGGTTTGGCGGGTGAGAAACCCACTTGCCCAACCTCGCCACACATGCGCCGAGCACCATCCAGCGTCCGCCCCTCGTGGCGAGTCGTGGGACTGCGCGCGCATCGCTGGCAGTGGTCCTATCCAACGGCGAGCCTCCGACCGAGTTCCGAATCTTCGTCCCTGGACTGAACGAGTCCGAGGGTAAGGGCGCATTCGTCTTCGACGCTGAGGCCGCCGCATCCGTGCAGGCTGCCCGCGAGAAGTGGGGTGTCGAGGTCATGATTGACCTTGAACACCAGTCGCTGGACTACGGCCCTCAGCCCGACCCGAACGCCCGCGACGCGCGCGGATGGTGTCGTCTCGAGGTTCGTCCGGACGGCTCACTTTGGGCGACAAACGTGGAGTGGACCGAGGACGGCGCGGCTCGACTGAAGGCCAAGCGACAACGCTACATCTCGCCCGCCTTTGACTACGACCGCGACTCCGGCCGCGTCACCGAGATCGTCAACATCGCGCTGGTCTCCATGCCTGCGACGCGAGGAACGCCCGCGCTTATGAGCAAACGAAACAAGGCCCGAGACCTGCGAAAGCTGTCGGCGGGCCCGTCCTTCGGCGACATCAGCACGGCTGTCGGCGCCGCCCTCAACGAGCGCTTTCCGCGTGTCGAAGAGACTGACGAGTACGCGTGGGTCGTTGACCTCTTCGACACCACGGTCGTGTACCAGTTCAAGGGCGACCTCTTCGAGGTCTCCTATTCGTACGACGGTAAGACGGCAGTCCTCGGCAGCGACGCTGTGGAAGTCGCGCGCACGTATGCCCCTGTCGCTGCGCCCGCGCACGTCGCGGCTGCGCCGGTGGTGGCCAGTCAAGACCCCGCTCCTGAGGCCATGTCGGTCGAGGCGAGCGCTCAACTTTCCGCGGCATTCGCCGCGCTCGGAGGCAACAAGCCAATGGACCCCGCAATCATCGCTGCTGCTCTCGAGGCCCTCATCAAGGGCGACGCCAAGGCGTGCATGAAGATCCTCAAGGATCTCGTCATCGCCACTTCCAGCGGCGGCGCCGCGCCTGCCAAGGACCCCGACGCGGACACCGAGGATGCGCCTCCTCCGGTCGGCGACGGTGGTGCGGACGAGGACAAGGAAGCCCCGATGGCGGTCGCCTCGATCGCTGCCGCCTCCGCTCGCCTCATGCGCCTCACCGCGGCCAAGGACTTCGTGTCGGCGGTCGAGCAGGTCGAGGCATTCCGCACCTCTCACGTCGAGCTCGCCGCCGAGAAGGCTGCCATCGCGAAAGAGCGTGCGGTCCTCGACGCGGCCAAGCGCGTGAAGCTCGGCAAGGACCTCGTGAGCCTCGCCAACGAGCACCCTTCTCGGGTGTGGGCGGACGACAAGTGCGAGGCGCTGAAGGGGCCTCTCGCGAAGATGTCGATTGCCGATCTCGAGGAGTTCGTCTCCGACGCGATCAAGGCGAAGCCTGCGGCCCCCGCGCTCAAGCCCCCGGTGGCGAAGCTCGCAAAGGCGACAGCCTCCGACGAGGCCCTCGACGAGCACGGCCTGACGAAGGCCCAACTCGCGATCTGCGCCGAGTACGGCACGGACCCCGCCACCTTCGCGGCGCTCCGCAAGCGCTCCAACCCCACCGCCTGAGGATCTACAATGGCAATCTCGACTTCCAACCTCACGCTCTTTCCCTACGGCAAGGAGCCCCGCAAGCTGACCCTCCCGGTCGCCGCGTCGAAGCACATCTACGCCGGCACGATGGTGTCGCAGCTCAGCGCGACGGGCGGCATCGTCCCGACCTCGACTGCCAACTCTGACAAGTGCGTCGGCGTCGCGGAGCACGAGCAGGACAACTCGAGCGGCGCGCACGGCGACCTCCGCGTGAGCCTGCTCACCGACTTCATCTCGCTCCAGGCGAACGACGGGACCAACCCGTTCACCGACGCCTCGGTCGTGGGCAGCATCGCGTACGCGGTCGACGACCACACGGTCGGCTCCTCGCACGTCAGCGGCACGCTGAAGATTGCCGGTCTGTACATGGGCCTCGAGCCCGACAGCGGCGGCAAGGTCCGCGTGTTCCACACGGCCCAGCCGATCGCGTCCAGCTTCGGCGTGAACTCGCTCCAGGTCGTGACCGGCACTCTCGTCTCGGGTCTCTGCACCGTGACGGTCGGTGTCGGCCAGACGGTCACCGCGGTCACTCGCGCCATCCCCGCCATGCAGGCGGTCGTGACGGGTTCGGCGAACGTGGGGACTCTGACTCACATGTACGCCAGCAACGTCGCGGGCGGCAACGGTGTCGGTCAGGTGCTCTTCCGGATGCTCGGCAACGACGGCGCGACTGACGTCGACGCGGCCGGCGCCTTCGTCGCGATCCTCATCAACTGAGTCCCTCGGGACTCCAAACCAAACTCGCGTTTCGCAACCCCATTTCGCGGCCCCTCGCGAGCGCCTGACCCTGACCGGGTGAGGCGCTTCCGAGGAGTCGGGAGAGTCATCAGATGACGAATCCGCTCTATACGATCAGCACTCTCCCGGCGGACGACCAGGCCGCGCTCCGCGAGTTCAACGACCGCTACGTCGCCGCCATCGGCGCCGCGCCGGCTCCGACCTGGGCCGACCTCGGGGATCTCTTCCCGAGCGCCTCGCCCATGGTGACCTTTCCGGTCAGCAACTTCGCGCTGAAGTACCAGCAAACCGAAGGCGAGAACCGCTTCAAGACCTTCCAGTCGAAGTCCTTCGACCTGAAGGCGCAGGAGTACGACACGGGCGCCGAAGGGCGTCTGATCGACATCCTCTCGCAGACGTTCGCGTACCGCGCGTGGCAGGAGGGTCCAAACCGGATGATGCTCGCGAAGGCCCGCCTTCGCAACAAGGCGATCGCCGCACTTCTCGAGTCGGGCGCCTCGACCCTCTGGGGCTCCGGCGCGGGCATCGACGCGCAGAACTTCTTCTCCGCGACGCACCTCTCCGACCTCGGCGACGCGTCCTCCTCGACCTGGAGCAACTACCAGTCGAGCGGCAAGGACGTCGTGTCGATCGCCAACATCCAGGCGGAAGTCACGATCATGCAGGGCGTCCTCGACGAGAACGGCGACAAGCTCGGCGTCGACCCCGACACCATCCTCGTGCCGACTGCCAAGTTCGAGCCTCTCCGCAACCTGCTCGCGCAGAACCTGATGCTCGCGGGCGGCACGTCCACCAGCGTCACCAGCGCGGCTACGAGCAACCCGTACATCGGGCGCTTCAACGTGATCCACGTCCCCGAGCTCACGGACGTGAACGACTGGTATCTCGTCGACTCGAAGCTCCGCGCCTCGTGCGGCATGGTCCCCTTCGTGTCGCTCGAGTACACGACCCCGGATCCGCTGCTCGCTCTTCGGCAGTACGACCAGTCCAGCGACTACTTCAAGGACACGGGGCGCATCAAGGTGTCGAGCCATGTCTGGCAGGGGCACGCGCTCGCATTTCCGCAAACTATCAGGCTCGTGACTGGGGCGTAAGGCGCCATTAGGTCCAGACGACATCACCCCAGCCCCGCCTCCTAGTTGAGTGCGGGGCGGCGGTCGTGTGACCGCCTACGCCACACGACAGGACCTTTACAGGTACGCGCCAGTGCGCGGCAGCCTGACGTCCTCATCGCGCGTTGTGGCCAGTTCTACGGCCAGCACGGACACGCTGGAACTCGAGGGCCACGGGCTCGAGACGGGCGACACGCTTCAGCTGCGAGCGACCGAGGGCGGGACTCTCTCCGCTCCGCTGGTGGCAACGACCACCTACTACGCGATCAAGGTCGACGACTCGCGATTCAAGGTTGCGACATCCTCGGCAAACGCGAGCGCTGGAACGGCTGTCGACCTGACCACGACCGGCGTCTCGATGGTGCTCGTCGTGGCCTTGCCGGTGGACGACGTGCTGGAGTTCTACTCCCGCTTCGTCGACGGCCTCCTGCCTGCTCACGCGGTGCCGCTCGCCTCGCCCTACCCGGTGACAATCGTCGCTCTCGTCGCCGAACTTGCAGCCAAGCGCCTTCAGTTGATCGCCGGGACTTCGAGCGAGTCGATGAAGGAGATCGAGATCGGAGCGCAGGCGCAACTCCAGCGCTACGCGGCCGGCATCCCGCTCCGTGACTCGCGAGTCACGACGAGCACGAACAAGGCGATCCACGACACGGCAGGCAGCACCACGACGGGCGACGCCCGCGGCTGGGGCAGCGGGAGCCTACCGTGAGCCTCAAGGACTTCTCCAAGCGTCTTCGGGCGCTCCCGCTGGTGGTGGCCCACAAGGTCGCGCAAGCGGCGGCACCGGCCCTTACGGAGGCGGCGCAGGCCTCCTTCGCGGCGGGCGAGACACCCTACGGCGACGACTGGGCGCCGAGCCCAGACGGCAAGCCGGTGACGCTCCGCAAGAGCGGCGCTCTCATGTCCGGCGTTCGGTACGTGGCAATCGGCACGAGGCTGCGAGTCGCGCTCACGACTGCCTACGCAAAATATCAGGTGGGTCGCCGCCCTGTCACACCTCGCCCCGGCGCGGCCCTTCCCTCGGACTATGCCGAGGCGCTGAAGAGCGCCGCGGTCGAAGTCATTGCGGCGGAGGTGAAGGCGTGATCCACGAGATCGGCGTCGAGCTCCGCGCGTCCCTGGTGGCGAACGGCTGCCCTATCCCCGTGGTCGACTCTCCGGAGCGCGGCCAGCCGAACGCGGTCCCACGCGAGCGCATCGTGATTGGCCGAGACTTCGGCGAGCCGGAGCCGGTGATGGCGCCGAAGGGGACGGGGCGGAATCCCCGCCACGTCTTCGATCGCCACCTCGCGGCGAAGGTCACGATCTACGCGCAGGAGCCTCGCGCCGGCGCAACGCACTTCGAGCACCTTCGTCGCGCCGACGACATCGCTGACGAGGTACTGCTCGGGCTCCAGAAGGTCATCGTCGCGCGGAAGAACTCCGGCTTTCGATTCGGGGCTCCGCGACTGGTCGAGGCTCTCGACGCCAAGGGATCCGAACTCCCGAACTTCGTTGTCTACGAGATCCCGTTCACCGTGCCCCGCGCGGTCGAAGCGCGGACTTGGGCAGGCGCCGCGGCGACCGAGGCAACCCTTGGCGGAACCGGCGGCGTCACGGTCGGAAACATCACTCGCGTGTCGTCGGCGGGCGACACGACACCAGCCAACGAAACCGCCTGCGGAGCCTGAACCATGGCCACTCTTCCCGGCTCGACGACTACGATCTCCAACACGGCGGGCGCCTACTCTGGCGGCTCCGGATACGCCTGCATCATCGCGCCAGTCGGCACGAACGCGGACGCCTCGGCCCCACGAGTCTACACCTCGCTGTCCTCGCTGTACTCCCAGCACGGATACGCCGCTGGCGTGGATCTCGCCTCGATGCTTTTCGAGGAGTGCAAGGTTCCGGTCCTGTTCGTCGGTGTCCCGATCGTCACGGCCTCGACGGTCGGATCCCAGCGCACCGGCAGCGCCAACACCGGGACTACGCAGTACACGGTCAGCGGGACCTATCTCGACCAGTTCGACGTGATCCTGACCTGCACCACGGGCGGCACGATCGGAACGGCGCCGGGTCCGGTGTTCACGCTGTCGCTCGACGGCGGCCGGACGAGCAAGACGATCCGCCTGCTCGCGGCGACCTCGTATGCAATCCCGTACACCGGCATCACGATCACGTTCACCAGCGGCTGCACGATGGTCGCGGCGGACACGTTCTCGTTCCGCACGACTCAGCCGAAAATGGACAACACCGGGTTGACGCAGGCGCGCACTGCGCTTGCCGCTCAGCAGAAGGTGGTCCGCGAGATCATGATCGTGGGCGACCTCGCGAACTCGACCGAGGCCGGCTACGTCACGACTCAGGTCAACGCCTACGAGACGTCGAACAAGCGCTTCGTCTACGCCCGCGCGCAAGTGAACGACGGCGGCCCGTGCGCGCCTCAGGCAAAGTCCTCCGGCATCCTCCGGCGCGCGGTGTTCGGCGCTGCCGAGACTCTCACCTTCGCGGAGGTCGGCGCGACCGGCGACACGGTGACTCGCTCGGTCGGCTCGTGGATCACGGACGGCTTTGCGGTGGGCGACGTTGTCACCTTCGCGGGCTCCGCGTCGAACAACGTGACGGGGCGGATTGCCGCGCTCTCGGCGACCGTCCTGACCTTCGACACGACTGACCTTGTGGCCGAAGGCCCAACCGTCGCACTTGGCACGATCACGTGCGTCGGCTCGAACGGCCTGGTGTTCGCCGAGGTTGGCGCCACGGGCGACACGATCACCCGCAACGCGGGCTCGTGGGTACTCGACGGCTTCGCCGTTGGCGACGTGGTGACCATCACCGGCACCGCCTCGAACAACGTGACCACGGACGCGCTGACCGCGGTGTCGGCTACGGTGCTGACCCTCGGCTCGACCGACCTGGTGGCGGAGGAGATCGGAAGTCACGCGGTCACGATCGTCAAGGTCCAGACCAAGGCGGCCCATGTCGCCGCGCAGGACGCCGCGTTCGCTTCCGTGGATGCGCAGAAGCGAATCGACCTCGGGTATGGCCGAGCTCGCAAGCAGAGCCCGATCACGGGCGCGAAGCTTCGGCGTCCGGTCCAGTGGGCGGCGATGCTCCGCGAGTTCAAGCACGACCTTCACATCCCGTGTTGGCGAGTGCTCGACGGCCCGCTCGACGGGTGGGACCTCGAAGACACCTACGCCCAACTGGTCGAGTACGACGAGCGCGTCGACGGCGGCGCACTCGCGGCGCGGTTCACCTGTTTCACGACTCAGGACAACGGCCCGAACGGCGCGTTTATCGGCCTCTCGCTGACGCGTGACACCGAGGGCTCGCTGCTCTCGCGAACGCACAACCTCGCGGTCGCGAACAAGGCTTGTTCGATCGTCCAGGCGGAGGGCACGGCCTCGATTGGCCTCGTGCTCACGCTCAACAGTGACGGCACCGGAAGCGAAGCGGACCTGAAGAAGGTCGAGGGGCGCATCAATAAGGCGCTTCAGATCGGACTCCTCCAGGCCGGCTCCGAGGGGCAACTGGCGAGTTCCGCGAAGTGGACGGCGAGCCGAAGCGACATCCTCAACCTGGCCAGCCCGACTCTGAACGGGACGCTCTCGCTGCTGCTCCTGGGCACTCTCGAGCACGTGGTGACCAGCGTGCAGATCCAGACTGGAGGCTGATAGGCCATGGCGAATCAGAACTACGCGAACGTCAACGACTACGAGATTTCGTGGTCGAGCATCAAGGTCCTTTGCAACGTCGACGGCGGCGCAACGCTCGAGGCCACCGACTGCGAAGGCATCAAGTGGGACTCCAAGTTGGAAGTCGGCCTGTCCTACGGGACGGGCGGCGGCCGGCCGATGAAGGAGACCGAGGGAAAGGTCAAGTACTCGGCGTCGATGACGCTGAGCAAGACCGGCATTCTCGCGCTCAAGCAGGCGCTCGGCGCCGTGGCTCCGACTCGTGGCAACCAGGTCCTTTACGGGACCGTGCGCTTCTCGATTCAGATCCAGCACTCGACGGTGGCTGCGCCTTCGACGGTGCACGAGACGATCCTCAAGGGCTGCCGTTTCCGCGGCGAGACCGAGGACAACAAGGAGGGCACCGACGCGCTCTTCATCGAGGTCCCGCTCGACCCGCTCGAGATCGTGCAGGTCATCAGCGGTCAGGAATACGCGCTCATCTGAGCGTGAGTAGGCGCCAGAGGGTGGCGCCCTGGAGATTCATCACATGACGAAGATCGAAGAGATCCAGGCTCGGCGCGAGGCCCTCAAGGCGAAGCACGTCGCGGCCGAGCAGGCGCAGGCGGAGATCGACCTCTGCGCCCTCGCCGACGCTGAGGAAGAGCACGGCTACGGCTCTGTCGAGTCACTGCCCGTGAAGGACTTCGTGGCCGGCTGCCCGACGATGGCAATCGTGAGGAGCCCTGGCGGGACACCCTTCTACAAGAAGTACACCGACCAGGTGCGCAACGCTCGCGGCGACGCGATGAAGGTCGGCAAGGCTCAGGAGATCCTGGGCGAGTCGTGCATGGTCTACCCGCCTCCGGGCGAGGTTCGCGATCGCATGCTCGCGGCGTTCCCCGGTCTCTACGTGTCGTGTGCAGTGCGAGCGGTGAAGTTCGCGGAGCTCGACGCGGAGACCGAAAAAAAAGGCTGACGGCGCGAATCGAGGAAGCGCGCCACAAGCCGGCAATCCTCGCTGACGGGCTGCTCGCATGGGCCCGAGGCGAGGATGGGCACGAGGTCGATGCCTCGGTGTTCGTGGTGGCCGAAGTGGCACTCCTGATTCGTGGAGCGTTGACCCAAAAGAGGTGACTCGTGGCGGACGGTACGAGCTTCGAGATCAGCATCCCGGTCAGGGCGGAGGGCGTCGGCGCCGCTGCGTCTGCCGTGGAGCAACTCGAGGCTCGACTCAGGTCCGCGGGGCTGGCGAGTGCCGCGGCTGCTGAGGCTGTGAAGGCTGGCGCAGAGGCATACTCTGCGTCTGAGACAGCAGCGAACCGCGCGGCGCTAGCGGTCGAGCGCATTGGCGTTCTGGCGGACGCCCAGCGCGGCAAGTTGGCAGAGGCGATGTCGGTCGGCGACACGGCTGGAGCGGATGCGGCGAGCTCCGCGCTGGAGACGTTGGCGGTACGCCAGGCCGAGGCACAGGCGAAAGCCGAGGGCGCCTCATCGGCAATGATGGAGAATGCGGCGGCGCTTGACCGTCTGAAGGTGAATGCCGAGGAGGCGGCGCAGGCGGAGAAGGGTCTTGCTGGAGACCTCGAGAAACTAAAGGCCCCAGCTGAAGGCTCAGGCGGATCCCTCCAGAGCATGTCGCGCGCACTCGGCAAGATCGGCGGCCCGGCCGGCATGATCGGGCAGAAGGTGACCGGGCTCGCGAATGCGTTCAGCAAGCTCGCGGCGATGGGCCCCGCGGGAATCCTGATCGCGGTTGGCGTCGCTGCTGTCGCTGTTGTAGCCGGCATTGCGATGGCAGGGATCGGCCTGCTCAAGTTCGGGTTTGCGAGCGCAGACGCGGCGCGAACCTCCATGCTCCTGACGGCTGGCATTGCTGGCTCGGTCGAGGGCGGCAAGGCGCTGGAGAAGACCATCGGCGACCTCGGCAACCAGGTCCCGATGACAGCCGACGAACTGCGCGACATGGCGGCGCAACTCGCAAAGTCTGGGCTCAAGGGCGACGCTCTCTCAGCGGCGCTCGAGGACGCGGCGATCAAGGCTGCGAAACTGAAGTTCGGCCCCGAGTACGCGAAGGCGATGCTCGGCGCGGACTTCCAGACGCAGAAGCTCAAGGCCAACCTCGGCAAGGTCTTCGGCGGTCTCAAGACCGATGGCGTGATGGCCGCGCTCCAGCGCGTGGTTGCGCTGTTCGACACGAACTCCTCAAGCGCGCAGGCAATCAAGGTTGTGTTCGAGTCGATGTTTCAGCCGGCCGTGGATGGCATAGAAGGCTTCATTCCGAAGGTCGTGGCGGCGTTCATCCAGTTTGAAATCTGGGCGATGCGCGGCCTGATCGCGATGCTGCCCTACGTCTCGACGTTCAAGGCTGCGGGGCAGGTTCTTCTCTTCTTCGGCCAGACGGCGATGATGGTGCTCGGCATCGTCGGCGCCGCAATTGGGTTTGCCGTCCTCCAGACCGTGGCCTTCATGGCCGCACTGAAGGCCGTGTGGGACGCGATGACGTTCCTGTCCAACGGCGCTGTCGCCCTGGGCGGCGCACTCGTCAACGGCGTTGCGTACGGCGTCGGCTTCCTCATGGGGAAGTTCGCCGAGGTGAAGGCGTTCCTTGCTGGGATGAGCCTGTCGGAGATCGGCACCGCGCTGATTGACGGCCTCGCCACCGGTCTCACGACCGCCGGCCCGAAGGTCCTGGCTGCCATCACCGGTGTTGCCAGCGGCGCCATCACCGCCGCAAAGAAGGCACTCGGCATCGCGTCTCCCTCGAAGGTCTTCGCGGAAATCGGCGGGTACACCGCGGAGGGCATGAGCCAGGGCGTGGACGCCGGCGCGAAGGATGTCGAGGCGTCCTACAACGACATCATGAATCCGCCCAAGCCCAAGGGCGGATCGGGCGCGAGCAGCAGCGGCGGCTCCAGCGGCCACGTCTACAACATCTATGTCACGGCGTCGGGAGACGGCGACGACATCGCGGCGAAGGTGCGTGAGGCGATCGAGTCGCTGATGGCGAGTGCCACCGCGCAGATGGGCAAGGCCGTGGCCACCGCGGCGCCCGTGTCCTCCTTTGGTGTCCCGAGTGACCTCGTAACCACGATGAACTCATGAGCGTAATCAACCCCATTGATGACGCCTATCTGTACAACGTGATCTCGTTGGGCGGCCTCGACTCGCCCGGCCGAGTCACGATCACCGGCCACGATCGCGTTCAGGGATGGGACATCAAGTCGGGCACCGCGCAAAAGGGCGCGACGATGACACGCAAGAAGTCGGACCCGATCGAGTTTACGTGCTCGTTCTTCCTGTCCGATCGCGAGGACTTCGACGCGTGGCCTTCGTTCGCGGCGGCCATCAAGGCGACCGTCGACGGCAAGACCCCGAAGGCGGTGGACATCTATCACCCGGACCTTGCGGAAGTCGGCATCACGTCGGTCGTCATGGGGACGATCGCGGGCACTGTCCACGACGGACTCGGCGGGCAAACGAAGGTCGTGAAGTTCCGCGAGTACCTCCCTCCCGCTCCGGCTCCCGGTTCGCCGAAGGGCTCGAAGTCTAGCGCGAAGGCGCCCGACCCGAATCAGGCCGCGCTGGATGAACTCGCCAAGCTGGTGAAGCAATACAAGGAGACCCCCGCCGGATGACCGCGACTCTGAACAAGATCGTCGCGACGTCGGCACGGGTCTCTATCCCCGCCCACGGCGCATGGTACGCCGAGGTGGACCTCGACGGCGAGCACACGCTGTCGGGCGTTCAGTCGCTCGTCATCGCCGATCTCACCCTCTCCGGCGCGGTCCTCTCGGGCGGCCCCGAGAACGGACGCTCTCACTACCGGCTCGTGGCTGGCTCGGCCAAGTGGGGCAACACGATCCCGAAGAAGTACTACGTCGACGACGCGGGCGTGAAGGCCTCTCTCGTGCTCTCAGACGCGGCTTCAGAGTGCGGCGAGACCATCGACGTCAGCAACGTCACGAACCGCCTAGGAGCCGCCTTCGTGCGCCCCGCGGGCCCCGCGTCCAGGGTGCTCGAGCAACTCTTCCCGCAAGGCTGGTACATCGCCGAGAACGGGACGACGAAGGTCGGCGCACGGACCGCGGGCACCCTCCCGGCCGGTGTCACGCACGGCCCCGTCGACCTCGCCCGCGGGACGGTCACCCTCGCCTCCGAGAGCATCGCGTCGATCCTTCCTGGCCTCGTCGTGGACGGCCTGACCGCTGTCGACGTGGAGCACGAGTGCACGCCGGACGGTCTGCGCTCGAAGGTGTGGGGCGCTCGTGGCGCGAGCTCGCGCTTCGTCTCTGACTTCAAGGCGATCCTCGACCAACTCGATCCCGACCGCGCCTTTCGCGCGCCGGTCGAGTACCGGGTGACTTCGATCTCCGGCGACCGCATCAACGCGCAGCCTGTTCGCGCCTCGCTCGGAATGCCGGACGTGACGAGGGTCCTTGCGCGGCCTGGCCTGCCAGGCTGCAAGGGCCAGGCGAAACTTGGCTCGCGGGTCCTCATCTCGTTCATCGAGGCGGACCCGTCGCGGCCTGTCGTGACTGGCTACGAGGACTCGGCGGGCTCGGGCTTCGTGCCGACCACGCTCGTCATTGACGCCTCGTCGTCGATCAAGATCGGTGCCGATGCGACCAGGGGCGCGGCGAGGGACGGTGACGACATCTGTCTTGGGTACTTCTGCGCGGACACGACCAACAACACGATCTACAGGTCGCCGCCCGAACTCGGCCCGCTGCTCACCGTGTACACGCAATGGCAGAAGGTGACCGCCGTCGCCGACGTGTACTGGTGCACCGCGACCAACCCGGCGACCCCGACAGTGCCACCTCCACCAGGAACTCCTGGCACCGCGTGGAATGGCATCATCAATGAGGCGAGTTCGCTCGTGAAGATCGAATGAGCTATTCGGATGTAAACTACGGGCGCGAACTCTCGTGTACGGACACGCTCAAGACTGGCCGATACGTGTCCGGCGTCACCGTCGTGGCCGAGGCGATCTACAGGAGGCTCACGACACCGAGAGGCATGTTGCTCGGCGGAGAATCTGAGCAAAATTATGGCCTCGACCTCATGTCTCTCGTCGGCACCGTCGACACGACAGGGAGCGCCTCATCACTCGCCGGCCGCATCGAGAACGAGTGCCGCAAAGACGAGCGCCTTGAGAGCGTGAAGGCCGTCGTCGTGCGCACGGTCGACGGTCCCTCGACCACCTACACGATCACGATTCAGGCGACGACGGCGCTCGGCCCGTTCACGCTGCAAATGCTGGTCTCCGCCGTGACGGTGGAGTTGCTCGGGGTGACCTCATGAGCGTGTCCCTTCTCACCCTCCTCGTCCAAGAGACGAAGGCGGCGATCTACCAGCGCGGCCTCGACATCTGCACTTCGATCGGACTGCCGGTCACGTCGTGGCAGGCGGGCGATCCGGTGCGCTCGCTTCTGCATCTTGAGGCGTACACGCTCGAGGCGCTCGAGGCGATGATCGTCGGCTACATCAAGTCGGGCTTCCTCGACTACGCGACGGGCGACTGGCTCAAGGTCCTCGCCGAGCAGGTGTTCGGCGTGACGGTCCCGGCCGCGACCTACGCGACGACGACCGTGGTGCTGACCAACTCGGCATCGGGCGGTCTCTACCCGATCATCGCCGGTGACCTGACGTTCAAGAACTCGGTGACGGGCGCGACCTACCACAATACGACTCCGACGACGGTGACCAACCTGTCGCCCTCGTCGACGCTGAGCGTGACCGTAGTCGCGGACGTGGCGGGCTCTGCTGGCTCGGCAGGCGCGGGCGAGATCGATACACTCGTGACTGCCCGCGACGGCGTGACCTGCACGAACGCACTCGCGGCGGTCGGCATCGACGAGCAGGACGAGGAGGTCACGCGGGTGACCTGCCGGGAGAAGCTGGACTTCCTCAGCCCCGACGGCGCACGCGGCGCCTACTCCTACGTTGCCAAAAACGAGGACTACGGCGGCACTCCGGCGATCACGCGAACGCGCGTGTACGGCGACTCCACGACGGGCGTGGTGACGGTCTACCTGGCCGGCCCTTCGGGCGGCTCCAGCGCGGCCGACGTGACCCTCGCGACGACGGCGATCGTGACCTGGGCGACCCCGCTCTGCATCACGCCGGTCATCGCGGCCGCAACGAACGTGACGGTCCCGGTGACCTACTCGTTGTGGCTATACAAGTCCTGCGGCAAGACGGTGACCGAGGTCCGCGCCAGCGTGCTCGCCGCGCTTCAGGCGATGTTCGCAACGGTGCCAATCGGCGGCGACGTCGTGGCGCCCGCAACGACCGGCAAACTCTACCAGTCGGACATCGCGGCGACGATCATTCGGGCCATCCCCGAAGGCTTCCGCGTGAGCGTCTCGGCGCCGAGCGGAGATACCTCGCTGACCAATGGCCAGGTTGCAGTGCTTGGGACTGTCACCGGCACCATCTCGCTTGAAGACGACCCAACCTAATGGCCACCTTCCCCACCACATTCCGCACGATACGCAAGCGCCTCGCGCCTCGGTGGCTGACCGAAGGCGAGGGCGGCCTCGTCGGGTATTCGCTCGACCTGATCAAAGACGCCTACATGGAGCGCCTGTATCTGGGCCTCCTCGCGCGACTCCCGGACACCGCAGGTTCAGACGCGCTCGGGCTCATCGGTCGCGACCGCCGCACGGTGCGCGGCCTCGGCCCGGAGACTGACGCCTCCTACGCTACGCGCCTGAAGGCAGCGTTCACCGACGCGAAGCGCCGCGGCTCGCCGTTTGCGCTTCTCCAGAAGCTCCAAGAGTTCGTCGGCGCCGGCTCGTCGTTTCGTACTGTCGACGCTCGCGGCAACTGGTTCTCGCGCTCGGCGGCGGGCGTCGAGACGTACACGCTGAACACTGGCAACTGGAACTGGGATTCGACGGTGCCCTCGTCCCCGCAGTGGTCACGCTTCTGGGTCATCATCTATCCCGGTACGCGATGGTCACACTCAGCCACGTGGGGCAGCGGCCAGCTTTGGGGCGACACTGAGAAGACGTGGGGCACGACCGCAACACCGAGCGAGGTTGCGCAAGTGCGCGGCATCGTCGCGGACTGGAAGCCAGCCGGGACTCGGTGCGTGAACATCATCATCGCCTTTGACCCTGCGAGCTTCGACCCGACGGCGCCGGAGCCTGACGGCAGGTGGGGCAAACCCTCGAAGGTGGTCGCAGGCGTGCACGTCGCGACTCGACTCGCAACCGCTGATTACTGGGACGGAACAAGAACATGAGCGACACGGCAGCGCTAGCCGACACGGCCGCCCTGAAGGCCATCCCCGCTCCGACTCACGGCCTCATAAGGTGCGTGAGCGGATACGGTCACTATGCCTTTGTTGCGCGCGGCGCCTATTCGGCGAGCACCGCGTCGAGCCCATGGGTGCTGACTTCGGACGACGGCACAGCGGGGCGATGGGTCATGAGCGCAGTTTGTGAGGATAGGCAATGAGCACGACCTACGGCACCGCATCGAGCATCACGATCCCGAGCGACGGCGACACAATCGACGCGGCGGACGTCAACACACCATTCGCCGCGATCTGGGATCAGCACGACGTGCTTGCCGACACGGCCGCGCTCACGGCGATCCTGGTACCCACGCACGGCCTCGTGCGGTACGTGCGCGGCTATGGGCACTTCGTCTTCGTGACGTCGGGCACCTACAGCGCGAGCACGGCCGCCTCACCGTGGATCCTCACGGCGACCGATGGCACGCCGGGGCGCTGGGTGTTGGATCTCACTGCGGAGGCCAACCGCACGGTGAGCCGCGGATTCGCCCTCGCGGATGCACACGCTCGCGGTTGCGATGAGGGCGCGGCGAAGAGCGCCGACCCGTCGACGATCGCCAGCCAATGGGCGCCGATCCTCGACAACGGAGATGCCACGGTCGCGAGGTCGAAGTACTACACCGACCGTCACGGGCTGCGGTTCTACGACGTCGTGGCGGCCGCCGCGACAGGGAAACACGTGCTCGTCCCGCTCAACCCGTACCTGATACAGGGCTCGACGCTGTCGAGCGTCCTGCTCATCCTCTGTGGGGCTGCCGGTCACGGAGCACTTCCGGCGATGATGCCGGCGCTCGGCGTGACGAGGCTCGATCACGTCGCGGACACGTGGGCGAGCCTCAAGAGCGGGACTGCGATGACGGACGACGCGTCCGCGAGCGTCGTCGCGTACGAGGCGTCCCACGGCATCACGGCGACGCTCGACCAGAACAACGTGATCGACACGACGACATACAGCTACTTCGCCGTGATCTGCAACGAAGGCCACACGAACGCGACGACTCAACTGCGACTCCAGCAACTCATCGTGACGATGACCGCGAAGGGGTTCTTCTGATGGCTACGGGGCAGCACCAAACGCAGCGGCGTCACCGGCTCATCAAATCTGATGAGGGCCACGCGACGACCACGAAGGGATCTTCCCGATGACCACGCCCGACGTCTCCAGTTGGCTCCCCAACCTCCTCCCCGTCCTGCTCAGAGTCGCGGGCACCGCGCAGACCGCGCGCCGCTACGTCAACTTCGTGGGCGTGACGGCTGCGGACGACAGCGCAAACGACCAGTGCACGCTGACCGTTTCGCCAACTACGATCTCCGGCCTCGGCACCGGGGTTGGGACCTTCCTCGCCACGCCGAGCAGCGCGAATCTGCGCGGGTGTCTTACCGACGAGACGGGTACCGGAGCCGCGGTGTTCGCCACGTCCCCGAGCATCGCAACGCCGACCTTCACGGGCGCCACGAGCACCTACCAGGGCACCAAGCTGCGCGTCCAGACCGTGTACGGCGAGACGCAGAGCACGACCGCAACGACCTGGCCCGTTGCCACGTTCACGATGTCGGACGAGACCTCGTGCGCCTTCGACTTCGTGGGCTCGATGAAGGGCGTCGCCGGCGTGGCCAAGAGCGGACACTTTTCGGGGAAGGTCTGCTACCAGCGCAACGCGGCCGGCGCGCCCGCACTCGTTGGCGCTGCGGTCTACGCAACACCGCAGTGCACCAGCGCGGGCGACGACATGACCTTCGACGTGGTGGGCAACGTGGTGCGTGTGATCGCCACGGCCATCGACGGCGACGATCGCAACTGGACCTGCGAGTTGCGTGTGGCGGAGACCCTGGCGACGTGAGCCTACTCGGCAAGCGCAGCAGCCTGTTCACGTCGACACACGATCCGGCTGGCGACAGCCTCTCGGTGTGGCTGCGCTCGTCTGAGTTCTCTGGCACCGGCATCACGTTCGACTGGCCAGGCAAGGCGAGCGCCGGCACGAGTGCGGCCAACGGGTTCAGTCATGCGGTGGCAAACGAGGTGGAGAGTCCCTCCACGACGTTCGACGGATACGCGTCCGCCTACTGGCACAACACGGTGGGGCAACCGCAACTCGACACGACCGCGAGCGGCAAGATGCTGCGCGCGGATCTGCTTGGGCAGGGCGACGCTACGAGCGCCAGTTATACCGCGTGCTACGTGGTGCAGCCGGTCTCGAGCAATCGAAACGACGTGAGCGGCGGACAGACCGGGCTCGGCAATCCCGGGTTCCTCGGCGAGCAGGCAGAGTACTTCCTTCACGCGATGATGAGCGACGCGGGCACCTGCAAGGTCGGCGCGAGTCACTACGACAGCGTGGGCGCTACGACCGGCGGCACTGCCCCGCTGGTGTGGCCCGGAGGCTTCGGGACGTGGGGCCTGTTGTGGTTCTCTTACACGAACGGCGGGACCATCTACACGCGACTCAAGACGGTCGGCAACGCGGTCGTCACGGCGACCGAGACGATCGCCATTCCGCGCATCCCCGCCGCCTGGGCGACGCAGGCGGAGATCGGAAGCATGGGCGGCGGCGGCGACGTTGGCGAGCTCCGCATGGTCGAGATGATGGTGTGGGCTGGACAGGCCCTCTCGGCTGGACAGATTGCCATGCGCGAGCAGGGCTACTTCAAGACCCGATATCCAACACTCGGACTATGACAACCCTCCTTTGCCTGCTCGCGGCACTCGCCCTCTTCTGGACGCACAACGGCGGGCCCCCAACGACTCCACCTTTCGTTCATCGGTGACCGCCATGCACCCTTTCCCTAAGCCGCCTGCGCTCCCGCGAGACCCACGGGCGGAGCAGCCAACGCCAATTCCACGCCTATCGGATCTCGAAGAGATCAAGACGGACTCGCCGGAGCCCTCGTGGCTTGTCCGACTTCGCGCCGACGTGCGCGCCTCGGTCAAGCGAGAGGTCGCCGAGCGCGGCTCGCAGTCCGACATGAAGCAGGACGCAGCGATCGCGATGGCGGTCGCAGACATCGCTGCGGTCAAGGCGGACATGGCGGCGCTCAAGAGCCAGTCGACGAGCACCGGCGCCGAGGTGACCAAGGTCTCTGACAGCCTGTCCGGCTTCCTGTCGCCGAAGGCGATGGGCGCGCTCGTCGCCATCGGCACCCTGGCGAATCTCCTGCTCGAACTTCTTCGCGGCCACCACTGAGGACCCACATGCTGCCAAACACCCTATCCAAACTCACCCCCGCAGCGGCTGCCGTGATCGTCGGCGTCGCCGCTCTTCTCGCGCTTCTCGTGTACCTCAAGGTCGACGGCGCGCAGGTCGCGGCGGTCGGCTACGCGACGACCCTCGTGGCGCTCTTCACGGCAGGCACCAAGGCCGTTTCGCCGCCCGAGGCGTCTACCCCCACAGGCGACCCGAGCGAGGCGCCTACGCTGCCTCCACCGCCCGACAAGCCGGTGCACTGATGGGCGCCCACGAGAGGCCGCTCATGATCACGTCGCATGAATACGACGCGCTCCGACGCGACATCAAGGCCGTGAGGGACCAACAGGTCGCCGACCTCGAGACGCTCTCGCACAAGATCCACGGCAATCGGGAGCACCACAACAAGGCCAACGAGCGACTTGCGGGGCAGGTGCTCGCGCTCCACAATGCCGGCAACGAGCTCGTGGCGGAAGTCGGGGCGAAGGTCGACGCGCTCGCCGTCGCTGTCCTCGCGCACATCGAGGCTGACGCGGAGTGGAAGTCTCGCGCCGGCGCGATGCTCGTTCGTGAGCACGACCGCACGAGCGCGCTCGAGCACGCGGTGGACAGCCCACTTCCGAAGACGCAGGTTCTCGGCCTGAAGCCGGACACGTGGAAGACGCTCGGCTTGTTTGCGGCGTCGACGTTCGTGGCCACCATCATCACGGCGTGTGCAGTGCAGACGGGTGTCATCGCGACACCCGCTCAGGACGCAGCGCCTCAACCAACCAGGCACGAGGGACCATGAACGACAAGAACGCGGCACAACGAACCATCGGAGCGCTCAGCGCCATCATCATCGCCACCTTCATCGGGGCCGGCATCGAGGCGTGTACGCCTGGGCAGAGACGGGCGGCAAAGGGCGCGCTCGACGTTGCGCAGATGGCATGCGTGATCGCGAACGCCGCTCTCGCCGACTCCGAGGTGGCGCGCATCTGCGGTCTGGTCGACGGTATCGACGATCCGATCCGCCGTCTCCTGTCGGCGCAGCGTGAGCAGGTCGCCGCGGCTGAGGCGCGAGGGCGCGCGGTGGCCGGTTGTTCGGCTGCCGACGCCGGCGCGGAAGGCGGTGACAAGTGAGTGAGAAGAACGAGCCGAAGGCGTCAGAGAAGACCGTGAAGCCTGTGGTCGAGAAGGCGCCGAGTCGCCCCGAGCGGAGCGTGCACGAGGACCTGGTGGCGCTCGTGAAGCGATATCGTGCGGAGTACGGCGGTACGGGCGTCACCCGTCTCGGGTACGTGGTCGACGGCTGCGAGATCGCGGTCGACATCGAAGAGGGCGGGTTCACGCTGCGGGTGAGTCGGTGAGCCGCATTCGCATCACGTGCAAGGCGCCGCCAGATCCACCGCACGTTCCAGGCGACATCCGAATCAGCTGGGTTCCGTCGTGGCAAGACGTTCGCGTGGTGCTCGTGGCCGACGATGGCGCCGAGCACGACGTGGACAACGTCTTGTCCGTCTCGTTCTCCGTCCGGGCGGGCGAAGTCGCGACCGCCACGCTGACCTTCGAGGACGTCGAGATCAGCGCCGAGGCGGAGGTGCCGGCGTGAGGGTCCTCGTCTGCGGCGGGCGGGACCTCAAGGCAGAGGACTGGGGCCTTCGTCTCCGTGCGTTCCTTGACACTCTCGGGGTCGACACGCTGATTTACGGCGGCGCGCCCGGAGCCGACACGATGGCGGGAGACTGGGCTCGCTCGCGAAACAAGCGCTCGCTTCTGTTCGTGGCCGACTGGGCTACGCACGGCAAGGCGGCCGGCCCCAAACGCAACGCGCGCATGCTCGCCGAAGGTCGCCCCGATTTGGTCGTGGCCTTTCCTGGCGGAAAAGGCACCGAGGACATGAAGCGGCGCGCGCGGGCTGCGGGCGTCGAAGTGCGGGAGGTACTTCCGTGAGTGTCCCTATCGAGCCGTGGCCGACACACGATCGCTTCCCTTCGTACTTCGGCCTCTTCCACCCACCGAAGCCCGTCCCGCCCCACTTCTCCTGGAAGCACCATGACGGCATGTTCGTCGGCGAGTGCAAAGCGTTCGTGCGCGCTGGCCTTCGGATGGCGGACCTTTGCTTCGAGGCGATCGTAACGCAAGCCTCGGACATCAGCGGCTGGCAACTCCGCATCGTCACGGGCGGCGGAACCATTCACCTCACGGAACACGGTAGTCGCATCGCCGCCTGTCGAGCCGCGGACCGAGCGCTCACGCGTGCGATCGCGCTGAGAAGTGTCGACATCGAACCGAGGAAACGAACATGACAACCCTCCGAGGCTGCGGCTTCCTCCCCGACCCCGACGAGATCGTCTCGGCGCAACTCGTGGCGTATCACGCGCGGGCTCTCGTCGGTTCGTCCGCGAGCATTCCCGAAGCGATGTCCTACGCCTTCCTGGTTACGGACATTGCGAATCAAGGCTCGTCGTCCTCCTGCGTGGGCCAGGCCTTCGCATCCTCGATTCACCTCCGTTCGATCGTCTCCGGCTCCCCGATCGCCAAGCCATCAGCGAAAGCGATCTACGACCTGGCCCGTATGCAGCGCGATCGCGTGGCGCCGCTCTTCGACGGCGGCTGTTCGCCCATCGACGCGATCAACGGGATGAAGCTGTCGGGCCTCGTGGCGGAAGAGCGCTGGCCTCTGACATCGGAGAACGTCGACGTGAAACCGGACTGGGACATCTTCCAGCACGGGCTCGATGCCCTACTCGGCCAGCACTACCGAATCGCGGAAGGCCGAGGCTCGGCGCAGTTGATTCGCGAGGCGCTCGCGAAGGGCTACTTCCCGACGTTCGCGATGGACGTGTATGGGAACTATGCGGACTACGACGGGAGTGCCGTCTACGCAGCGGCCGACGGTCGGTTCATCGGTCGGCACATGCAGTGCATCGTCGGCTATGACGGCGACGTCTTCGCCGTCCTGAACTCGTGGGGTAAGGACTGGGGCCAAGGCGGATTCTCGATGATGTCCGCCTCGTTCATCGAGTCGCGTTCGTGCAATTCGTTGCTCGTGCCCACCGTCATACCTGCGAGGGTTTCATGAACGCCTACTTCCGCCGTCGCCAACGCGACACGGCACTCACGATCGCATTCACCGTCGCGGTCTTCGCGGCTGTCGTCGCCGCGGTCTCGTGCTGCCACACACCCGCGCCCGTCGTCTCGCCGGATGCCACGTTCGTCGAGGCAACGTGTGAGACGGCGTGCGCGAACCTCGAGCGCCTGCACTGCCCGGAATCGAAGCCGAACGCGAAGGGGATGACGTGTCCGCAAGTGTGCCAACACGCCGAGCGCTTGCGAGACATGAACCTGGCGTGCGTCACAACCGCATCCGATCTAGCGAGTCTCTCGCAGTGTGGATCCGTGCGGTGTGTGTGGTAGGCGCGGACGTCGCGCTCGACCCGGAGGAGGAACTCGTGACGTGTCCGGCGTGCCTTGCAGGTGCGCCGCACATGCTCGCGGCGGACGTTGACGAACTCGTCGTGACGTTCGTCACCGAGTGCGAGGTCTGCGAGAACACGCACAAGGTGTCGCGAAGGCTCGCTCGTGCGCTGTGGGGACACCAGGAGGCTACCGCGTGAGTGAAGCACTGACACCATTGGTCGCCCCATTCCCCTGGTTTGGAGGAAAGTCTCGCGCTGGAACCGAGATATGGGGCGCACTTGGCGAGGTGACGAACTACGTTGAGCCCTTCTGCGGCTCTCTCGCTGCTCTCCTGACCTCGCCGCGCATCCACCACACCGAGACGGTCAACGACGCGGACGGCTTCGTCGCGAACTTCTGGCGGTCGACGGCCATGGATGCGGAGGCGGTAGCGCACTTCGCGGACTGGCCGGTGAACGAGGCGGATCTCGAAGCGCGCCACGCGTGGCTCGTGGCCCGCTCGGAGCGCCTTCGCTGGTGCCTTCAGGACCCCGACTACTTCGACGCGAAGATCGCGGGCTGGTGGGTCTGGGGTCAATGCTCGTGGATCGGGACCGGGTGGTGCAGCGGGGAAGGGCCGCACCGTCACGACGGGGCGCACTTCTCAGGCAACGCGGGGCAAGGGATCAATCGCAAACTGCCGCACCTGGGCAACGCGGGGCAAGGGATCAATCGCAAACTGCCGCACCTGGGCAACGCGGGGCGAGGGATCAATCGCAAACTGCCGCACCTGGGCGACGCGGGGCGAGGGATCAACGACTACATCCAGGCCCTCTCCGACCGTCTCCGCCGCACGCGCGTAGCCTGCGGCGACTGGGGTCGAGTGGTCACGCCCGTCTGCACATGGCGCCATGGCCTGACCGGCGTCTTCCTCGATCCGCCATACGGCGAGGGGACCATGGACTACAGCGCTGGTGGCAACACGAGCAACGTCGCCGCCGACGTGTGGGCGTGGGCTATCGAGAACGGCTCACACGAGAAGATGCGCATTGTCGTGGCCGCGTACGAGGACGGGCGCGAAGTGCCGAAGGGCTGGACCGTCAGGCCATGGCGCGCGCGCAAGGGCTACAAGGCAGATGGTGGGGCGAACGCTCGGCGTGAGGTTCTCTATTGTTCTCCGGGCTGCCTCTCACCGGCGCAGTCCGTACTCGGTAAAACCGCATGAGTGAGGGCTACCAGATGCCGAAGGGTGTTGTGTTCTCTCTGCACGTTCTTACTGTCGAACTGGACGGGGGCGGCTTTCAGTTGGCCGCGCAGTCGAACGGCAAGGTCCACGTCGCATCGG